CGTTGTGGGTGGTTCTATGAGGTAGGGGCGAACATCAATGGTTCGGCTAGGTTGACCTGATTCGCTGTTTACAGGCTCTAGGGCGAGCGTAAACCCCCATAGTGCTGTAATCAGGCTTGCGATTATTTTGGGGGCTGTAAATGTCACATTTTCTCCAATTGGTACGGAACGCCCCAACTACCTTGAACGTTCTTGAATGCAAGTTGCGAATGCAACACGCGGCCGTTTTCGGGGTCACGGAAAATCTGAACCATGCACTGTTGCCCGTCATCAAGTGAAGTCAAAAAAACTTCGTAGTGGTAGGTCTTGTGATCCATGGTTTGTGTCCTTTCGTCGGTGCATCCACCGTAGGCAAACCATCAGGTCATTGCAAGGATTTCGCGTCCTTCCATTGCTGCACAAGGGCTGGAACACGGTCGCCTGTGTAATAGTTGACGTGCCAAGGCTCGGAATCCAGTTCCCAAGTGAAGCCGTACAGCGCGGCTGTCTCTGCCATAAATGCCAAACGTTCCCCTGACGCTTCGCTCACATCAACAGACAAACCAAGATTGTGATTTGATTTGCCAGGTTGCGCAATTGGTGCTTTGCCTTTTTTTAGATACCAATTTTTGCCCTGATACACCCGGGGGGTTACACCTTCAATCGGAACTAATTGCATGCGATCATTCCATGCGATTGTTTGCGTTGCTAACGAACGGTAAGTGTCAGCTGCGCTTGTTGGCTTAAACGTTTTGATGCCATCGGCAAACGCTCGATCACGCCATGCCATCCATGCTTGCGCGGTTAGTAAATGCAATTTGCCGTAAGGCTTAACATCTACAAGCAAGTTCAGTGGTAGTTCCCCTGGCGTCACATGTTGCAACGTTGCAGGGCGAATGATTTTGTGTTTATGCGGTACGGCCACGACCGAAAGCCAAATCCTTTGGGTTCACATAACGCAACAGAACTGGCACAAGTGCCGCCAGTGCTGCTTTGCCTAGGTCGGCTGGGTCTGTGTTGCCTGTGGAATAAACAGCGATCACCGCTGCGACCACTGAACGGGCATAACTAGCCAACATTGCTTTGTCACTCTGTTTCATCGTGTGTGCCTTTCGTTTTGCTTTTTAATCCGTTGGATGCCAGCAAGCCTATTAGACCGCCAGACAATGTCATCAGCATTGGGTTAAGCACAGAAAACGCTTCAGCGTCATTGGGGGCTTGTTCAAGCGGTTGGGTTACAAATAGCAAGCCATAAAGCAGAGTAAAGATTGACCCAACAAACGCGCATGTCAACCCAATTCCAACTACAAGAATTAGTCGCGCTTTGATTTCATCGTTTGTGTATCTAGCCACAACGACCGCCCCCAACTTGAATTTCCGTGGTCAATGTGACCGCCTTGTTTTTGGTTCGAATGCAGTTCATACGTTCCCGATCAGAACAGCCAGCGCAACCCCACAAAACGACCGCAATTAGTGCGACGTAGCCGATCAAGTATCGCCACCGCATTACGACAAGGGTTGAGGTTCAACTTGACGCTGAATAAATTCTTCATATTCGGTAGGTGTCATCAGTCTTACTACATCATCAATTTGGATATGCACCGAATCGTGTGGGTACATTGCGATTGCTTCTGCGTATGTCATGTCATGTCCTAACTGTTTGCGTATCCATAAACGCGAATAGTTCCACCTGTAACCGTGCCTGAACTGGTTGTCAAAGTGAAAGCGGTGTAGGAAGTTGTGTCTGCTAACGCGCCGCGGCCCTGCAAAGTTTGCCCGTTGCTATTTGTGCGAATTCCTGACCATGTGGCAGTCGTGTTTTTTGCTGCAAAAGGGTCACTAAGAAAAATTTGTCCGTTGTTCGTTGAGGTGCTGTTTTGTGCAACGCCCAACCAATTACTTGCCGAATTACTTGAAAGACCTGTAACGGTTGCTGCTGAATAATCTTGATAAATCGCTGAATAACGATAGTTTGCTGTAGTTGAGCCAAGAATTAGCGTCATACTTCCGTCACCGCTAGCAACGCCACCGTTTACGGTAATTAGGTAGTTGTCATAGGTTGCGCTAAACGCGCCAGTAACGGTGATAGCGGCAACAGTTGTTCCGATTGTTTGGGTTTTGATTAGTTGCAAACCACCCGAAGCAAAGTTGTTGTTTAGCGATGCAGCGGTCAAAACTTCGCCTGCTGTGTATGTCGTAATTGCCATAGTGCCCCTTATCCTAAAACATTCTTCGCGTCAAGTGTGCCATATATAGCGTCATCCAAAATTAGTTCAAAAACGATCGTGGTAGGTGCAGTACTGATCAAAACCCTATGGCCAGAACTTAAATCTAGGTAATGCTCGATCCCTTCCACGGACAGTTCCTGGGCAAGTTCTGTTGTGCCAGTACCGCTGGGGAAAGTCTTTTCAATAGTGACAGTGTCGCCAATGTCAATGATTGCCACCGCGTCGCGCTGGGCGGTTGTTAATGCCATGAATGCTGTTTCAACTGAAGTAAATCGGGCTTCAGGATCAGGGTTTAAAAGGTAAGCGGCGGCGGTGTCAATGGCAGTTTGTTCATGTAGCAGGCTGTTTGTGATGCTTGACGTTTGGATGAAATAGGTTGCAATTGACGTTGCATCATCGGCCGTTGCAGTATTGTCGTTTAATCCAGTGACCACAGATCGGTTGATAACAGCGTCTGCTTCAAACGAAATGCCTAAACCGTTGTAAGGGATGTTTGTTCCGTCATCATGAAAATCGGCAACAGATCCTGAAAGGGTGTTTCCTATGCGATTTTGAAATGTGAACACGCCGTCGCGCGACATAAACACACGCCCAAACTCTGCTGTGTCGTTTACCTGCGAAACATAGGACAGCACGTTTGTTCCAGCTGCAACCGTGTACGCGGAACCGTGGCCAAGGTTCACTGTTCCTGTTGCAATGTCACGGCTTGCGCCAGTAGGGAAATCTACTTCAGGCAGGCTTAAAACGGTTTCTAGTCGTTGCCCTGATGTTTCGGGGTCAACGTTTAATTCGTCTAGATAAGTTTGCGACAGCAAATAGAACTGATCCGCGCAATACACAGTGACCGTGTCCAAACCGCCCAACGCAAAGTTGTAGTCATAATTGATTACAAAACCACGAAAGATCAGTTCTGGATTATCGGCAATGTCGTATCGAATTAATTTGACTTCGCGCATTGGGGCGAGCCCCGGCACGTTTTGGTTGCTGTCATAAAATGGGCTGTTTTCATCAAACGGGTTAAAGATCCCCGACACATCCAAAATTTCAAACGACATTGTTCCTGCGCTGAATGTGTCGCCAATGTCGCGACGGCCGCGCTTAACGCTGACCGATTGGGTTGATTCAATTACCGACGCAAACTGGGTTGTTCCGTTCAGCACATAATCTGGGCTGTCCAATAGGCCTTTGGTTGCGCTGTCTAATGTGAACCCATCAAGGGTAAACCCTGCGTCAATTTGTAGGTCGTAGTTGCCAGCGTTGACAACTGGGAAGCCAGCCATCAGGCAATGTTCAGGGCAAGTGGCCCTGCACTCCTCGAATATGCGCGCAAAGCGTTTGTGATGGCTTGACCGATTTCGGCGCTAGTTGCCAATCCGCCAGTGACATTGATGTTCACGTCACCACCGCCGCCCATGTTCCCCATCTTTGAAAGGGGAATCACTGCCTCTGGGCCGCTTCCCTCTCCGATCAAAGCCAATGTTGGTTTTGTCACGATGCCGCCTTCAGCCATGGCAGGAATACCGCCAAGGTTTGCCACAATCTTGTTCACGCGCTCGGTGATCACAACATCAATGTTGACGGTGCGCTTCAATTTGGCAGCGATCGCATCCATTTTGGCCATTAGTTTTGGTGTCAGTTTGTCAAGTTCTGCCTGTATGCCGTTGACAATGGCTGTCGCGCTGTCAATGCCTGCCTGATACCACTTAGCGGCTGCATTCAAACCAACTTTGCCTGCTGCTGCGTTAGTTGATTCGACTAGCGCGTTTGTCTCGGTAATTGCCGCCGAACCACCTGCAATCAACTGATCCGCAATTGCTGTTCCTGCATCCTGACCAGCCGCCAAAACCTGCGCCAACGCATCCTGGCTTAAACCCATTGTCAAAAGTTCGTCAACTTTTTTGGTGTAACCAATAATGCCAGCAACTTGATCGCGTAAACCTTGCAGGAAACCGCCGCCTGTTTCCTTGCCAGCATCTTGCGCATCAGAAAAACTAAACGCAGATTTCAAACCATCGGCAACCGTTGTTGCGAAACCATCAAACGCATCTTTTGCAGATTTTAAAGCATCTTTTGCTTGATCAAGCGCTTCGCCTAATTTGTCTTTTAACGCCTTTGCAAATGATTCAACTTCTTTTTTAGCGCCACCAACGCCACCGCCCAAATTGTTAAATTCTTTAGTGCGCCTAGCCAATTCATCAGGTGACAATTGCGGCCCAATAAACGCTCCACTAAGGTTTTGACTTGCATTTGCCAGGTTGTTTGTTTCTGCAACCGCGCCTTGCATTGACTTTTTGTAGGCTATGAATGCGGCTGTTCCTGCCGCTACGGCAATAATTCCAATTCCTGTTGCAATTTGAACGGCTGTGAATGATGCCGCCAGTGCATAGTTAATGCCTGCCGTTACCAGGCTAATTGTTTTCCATGCGCCCATAGCAATATTTGCAGTGACAATTGCTCCAGCCAACGTGCCAAGTGCAACGGCCATTGCTGCAATTAGACCAGCGTTATCGGAAGCAAATTCTCCAAACTTGACCAACATTGGCAATACTGCTTCAAGCACTGGCAAAAACGCTTGCCCTATTTTTGTTGTTGCATCCTTGATGGTTGCTGTCAAAATCTTTTGTTGGTTGGCTGCAGAATCAATTGTGTTGTTGAAGTCGCCCTGTTGATCAGTTGTTTGCTTCATGATCAAACGGTGTGTTGCTAGAACTTTGGCTTGCTGATCAAGATTTCCTGTTCCCTTGTACAGTCCCATTGCCATTGCTTCAGCCTTAACTGCAGCATCATTGATTAGAACGTTATATTTTCTAATAGGTTCGCTTTCGCCGCGCAATGCAGCACCTAACGCAACCGCAACTTCGGCAGGGTTTGCGTTGTTAAACGATGCCATGTCGGCTGTTAGTTGTACAAGATCAGTTGAAAACTTGCCCAGGTCATCGCCTGTTTTTCCTGCCATTTTTCCTAAACCGCCAAACGTGGCGGCAAAGTCAAGGGCTTCTTGGTTGGCCATGCCAAGGTTTTTGGCGGCGCTAGTTGCAAAAATTTGAACAGATTTTGAAGCCTGCCCAAATATCACATTGGTTTTGTTGATGGTTTCGTTTAGATCGCTCGCTTGTTGCGCTGCTTTATATCCGCCAACTGCAATTGCTGCGAAAGCGGCGGCCGCTGGAAGCGCCATCTTTTTTAAAGCAAATGCTGTTTTGTCCGCCGAATTGGTTAATGTCTGAAATTCTTTGACGGCTTTATCAATACCAGCACCGTTAAATTCTGAAATGATTGGGATTTTAACTGCCATTGGCTGCCAACTTTTTATTTACATTGTCGCGCACATCTGCAACTAAATCCAGCACTGCCCTTTGAATCTCTGGTGCGTTTGCTTCGTATGCTGGCCACATTGCCCGGGATGCTTGACCAAATCCTTTGTCCATTAGATTTTGAACAAATCGGGAACTTGCGTTTGATCGGCCTGCAATGTCAAAGATTGAACCCCAGCCTGTGCGTTGCTGAATAACAAACACGGCCACTTCTTGGCTTCGACCTTTGCGTGTGTTTATTTTGGCAATTACGCCTTTACGGACTAAACCGCCATCCCAGCCACCCAAACGAACGTGTGGTTTGCCCATGCGCGATAAAGGCGCATCAGAGGGAAAAGCGGCTTTGGCTTGTGCAACAACAGGTTTCGTTATGTCTTTATAACGTTTCGTAAATTGTTTGCGCAATTCAGGATTAATTTTGTGCAACTCTTTTAACGCTGATTGAACGCCAAGCACTCTCACTGGTTTTGTATTGCTCATCGGCGTTTATCCTTTGACTGGGCATTTATAACACTAATGACGGTCACTAGGTCGCGTGTGTCAAACTCTATGTGCGGCGGCCACCACCCTACTGAAACCAGCAATTCTGCTAGTTGTTTTCGGTAAGTTCCCCGCCCGTATGGTTTGGGTTTGTTTGATCCACCGCTTCAATTTCCATGTCTGGATGATTGTCCAGCCATTGCTTGGCAGTTGCCTCGATCTTTTGACCGCTTAACTTCAACATGAAGTGCGCCCAAAAAACCATGTCGCCAACGCCGATTCCTCGGCCGTCAGAAACTTTGCGGTTTTCTTGCTTTTCCCATTCCGCGATGCACAACAGGTTTGTTGATACTTCGTGAACCTGACCGTTTGGTGTCGGGGTGATCTTTAATTTGATTTTCACTTTGTCTCCTTGTGTCGGGCCAAGTGATGGCCGTTATCAGCTGACGCTTAGCGCTCCACCAGTGAATGAAAGATCAACCGTTGACAGTTCGCCGAGCGCTCCGTTAATTACTGGCATTGATTCAAGGTAGCAATCAGCCAGGGTGAAAACCTTGGTTACTGCGCCTTCAATGACGGTTGCAACAACTGTTGTGCGTGTGCCAACAAGCGCTGCCAAGGTCTGGTAGGTCTCGCTTGCTGCGTAGGACTGGAACAAGGTCATCGTACATTCGTTATTGTACAAGCCCCCTGTGTAGGTGCGGCCCGTATCTGCCAGAGTCGTTTTATCAAGACTCTCCCGCAGTTGGGTAAATACAATTCCTGTGCACTGATCGACAAGCGAAACGCTGTTGACAGTCAATGCTGACAAATTCGAGAGATAAGTGGTTGTTGCCATGTGGGGTTACTCCTTTGGTTCTTTCTTGATAGTAGATGATTTTTTGACTGTGTCGGTGGATTGCTCAACGATGAAACCGCCGTCAATTAGGGCCTGAATATTGATGCCCTGACTTGGGATAAATTCGTCGCCGACCGTTCCGACCTTTACTGAATTGATGATGTATTTCACAGGCTCGATGCCTCCATGTTGATTATGACTTCATAGCAAGGGTACAACG